AAATCTGTCTAGTGAAGAAATTAAAGAACTTTACTCGGATGATTTTGGGAATGGTGCTTTATCAAGTCGTATCTTTGAGGGGGCAACTGGAAAGTGCTTTGTGTATCCAACCGGGATGAAGGATAGGAGGTATTGATGAGAGAGTTTTTTAATAACGACTGCATGGACATCATGAAACAATATCCTGATGATTACTTCGACCTAGCTATTGTTGATCCACCTTATTTTTCTGGCCCAGAAAAAAGAGAATACTATGGTCGAAAAGTTAGTCCGATTGGTGTCAATAGACTGTATGGCAAAATCTCAGAGTGGCAAATTCCAAACAGAGACTATTTTGATGAACTTTTCAGGGTATCTAAAAATCAAATTATTTGGGGTGTGAACTACTTCGACTATTCTTTTGGTTCTGGCCGTATCGTTTGGAACAAAGTTAATGGTCATTCAAGTTTTTCAGATTGTGAGATAGCATACTGCAGCTTACATGATAGTACACGGCTGTTTAACTATATGTGGAATGGTATGATGCAAGGCAAGTCAATATCTGAAGGCCATATTCAGCAAGGAAATAAGGCATTGAATGAGGTTAGAATCCATCCGACACAAAAACCAGTCAACCTTTACCTTTGGTTATTGCAAACTTACGCAAAACAAGGCGATAAAATACTTGACACTCATGTCGGTTCAGCAAGTAGCTTGATTGCTTGCGGAGAGCTAGGATTTGACTATGTTGGATGCGAGCTTGACAAAAATATTTTCAACCTCGCTCAACAGAGAATTGATGCTTATGAGAAGCAGTTGAAGTTATTTTAGGAAGTACTGATGATTGAGCTCTACTTCATTTATAACGGACACCACAAGGTACTCATTGGGAATTTTAGCCACATACATAGCGCAATCAACGAATTAAAGAAACATCAAGCTAGTTACTCAGTAATCAGTCATCCACGTTTTAGAAAAAGCATGAGTGGAGAAAATATCAGGATTGACTACGGAGCAGTTGACTGCTACTACTTGATTACGAAGAAAAGAGAGGAAAAATAAGATGAATACAAAAATGAATTTGGAAGAAAAGGTTCAACAGTGGTTTGTTGACAGAAATCTACATGAAGCAAATCCTGTCAAACAGTTCTTGAAGTTGATGGAAAAATCAGGAGAACTGTTTGAAGGTATCGCAAAAGATAAATCTGAACTAATCTATGATGCACTTGGTGATATCCAGGTAGTAATGATTGGACTTGAGCAACAGATCAAGAACGGTGCTCAGATTTCGGCTAATCAACAGGAACTCGAATTGTTGCTGATGGTTTCTAGTCTGGGTAATATCGCTCAGAAGCTATACGCTCATGTCTGTCATAATGAGACACAGATTCCTTTAATCAAAGCAGACTTGATGTTTCTTGATAGCGTGATTAGTACGGTTTCATTTTGCAATGGCACTACAGCTGAAAGTTGTTTAGAAGAAGCCTATGAAGTCATTAAGGACCGCAAAGGTAAGATGATTGATGGGGTGTTTGTTAAAGAGGAGGATTTGAAATAATGATCAATAATGTAACCCTTGTAGGGCGATTAACACGAAATCCAGAGTTGAAATATACAACTTCAAATGTCGCAGTAGCAACTTTCAATATGGCGGTTAATAGGAATTTCAAGGGAGCAAATGGAGAACGTGAAGCTGACTTCATCAATTGCATGATTTGGAGAAAACCAGCTGAATTGCTTTCTGAATGGTGCAAAAAAGGAAATCTTGTAGGCATCACAGGTCGCATCCAGACTCGTAGCTATGATAATCAGCAAGGACAACGTGTCTATGTGACAGAAGTAGTTGCTGAGACTTTCCAACTACTCGAAAAACGAGATAATTCTGCAAACCAATCAAATATCGAAGAGCAGATGCCAGCAAGTTTCGGATCCACTAACCCTATGGATATATCTGATGATGATTTACCATTCTAGGAGTATTCCGATGAGTACAATTAACCAGGATATCATCAAGGGTTTGAAGCATTCAATCAAAGTCGCAGAAGAAAAGATTGAAGAGCTGAAGAAACCAAGTCAGAAAACAACAGTACACATGAGAGCTGCTGAACGTGATTTTTGAAAGAAGAAAGTTAAATACTATGAAAGTAAGATAATGGAGCTAAAAAATGAATAAAAAAGAGTTGATTAAGAAGTATAAAGAGCTGGAGAATGGAACATTTGATATTGGAGCGCTTGTAGTTTGTCAGTCAATTTTAAAAGATTTAGAACAACTAGACGAACCACAGAAAGTCACAATCCCGCAGTTTGTGGCTAACTATATCGAGTACACAAAAAAAGAAGATTATCATCTATTAGGTGCAATGTGTGAAGTCAGAAAACATGAAAACAAAGAAATAGATCATTGGCTTTATACAGATGATAATATCGAAACTTTTGCTCTTTCTTGGATGTTTGGCTACACAATCAAAAAAGAGCCTAGATATTTTGTGGAGATTAAAGCGACAAAACACCGCTTTGCAAGAGATGGTAAAGGGAAAATATTTTTTTCTCTAGCGTACAAAAGCCCTTTTACAAAAAAAGAGCTAGAAGAAAAAGGCTTTGGCTGGGTATTTAATTGTACCGGTATTGAGCTATTGGAGGTAGAAGAATGAATAAAAAAGAGTTAATTAAATATTTTGAGGATTTGCCTTATATATCAATTACTCAAATGGGAAAGAAAAGTTTTATTGATTTAATCGAACAACTAGAAGAACCGCAGAAAGTCGTAGTACCGCAGTTTATTGCGGATTGGATTGAAACCGCTAAAAATATTTACTCTTTCTCTGGTGGTATGTTTCATGGAGGCCCGGTTGTTAATAAGTGGTTAGATAGTGAGGATAACCAAAGAACATTTGCACTAGCTTGGTTTGACGGCTACATAATCGAGGAAAAGCGGTATCGAGTTAAGATGAAAGCTATTAAAAGTAACTCACAATACTTGGTTTTCGGGCAATTAAGTGAAACATGGTGGTTTGGTTCTGCTGAACAAATAGGAAACGTCAAGAGCGAACATACTCACAAAGAGATAGAAGATGCTGGCTTTGGTGAAGTGTTTAACAGTCCATTGTTTGAGGTTGAGGAGGTGGAATAAATGGTGGAAATTATGTATTGGTTAATGTTTTTGGCTTGTGTGGCAGTTCTTGTCATGGCTTCATTTGTTTTGTATATGCAATACAAAGTTAATATTGACTTACGAAACAAATATAACGAATTAAGACGAGAGTTGAACAATTGTTTTGGCTGGGAAGACTGGGAATGGGCGCATAATTTTAGAGAGTACGCAAGAAAGGTTGATTCACTTGATAAATTTCAGATGGATATTGAACGACTTGAAATTATCAAGAAAGCATTAGATGCTCAAAAACTAGAAGAATTACAAAAACGTAGAGAACTAGTTGAACGTGAAATCGAAAAGCTTGAAAAGTAAGGAGGTGGAGTGATGGAATCATTTGCACACTATTTTAGCAAGCACATTGCTAAAAAAATCGAATTAGATGATATTACAATCATTGATTATTATAGTCCAGAATATAAACAAATGTATAATCTAAGATATATTTTCGATAAGAAAAATTCATCATTAGCTATCACAGGGGATTTTGGAGAGCTGGTTGCAGTAAATTTTAACAATATGGGTAATTGGGAAGATTTCTATAAGGATTTCACAAATAACCCTGGGTATTTTATCGAAAAAATCAAAGCATCTAGTCGTAATCTTTTTGTTTATGATGAAGATGAAGCTAAAAAAAATATTCTTGAGTATTTCTTTGATAATAAGCGATATGAAGACTTAGACGAAAATGATCGATATTATTTTGATGAACTATTTGAATATTTCGATGATCGGCATGGATTCAAACACATTACTGATACTGTTCGAGAATTCCTGAGTGAACAAGATTCAGAATACTATGAGACTCTTGAATTCGCTGGTAAAAAAGTGTCTGAAATAGTATTTCTATATTTGTATGCTTATAAAAGAGCGTATGAATCAATAAAAAATGAGGAGGTGGAGTGATGAAACGATCTGAACGACACCCATCTGGATACTTCATTCCTGAACTGATCGAAGATGAAGATATTATCTTTAACAAAGATAGCGAATATCACAAGCAGAAGAAAAAAGAAAAGAAGAATCCTATTTTCAAAAGAAATAAGTCCAAAAATAGATAGGCGCTTTAAGGAGATGCAAGATGATACCAAGTATAGAAAAGAGGTGAATGATGCCTTTCTTTCCTGATATTAATGAATCAAAAACAAAAGAAAATGCTAAGAGAATTCTGAGAGGATATCTTAGATGGAGAAGAGTGGCCAATGACATAGATGGGCAGAAGGTAACAACTACATACTCATTTATGCCACGATCTCAATCATTCAGTAGAAATAGCCAGGTTGAAAAATTAGCGATTCGAAAAGTTGATGCAGATCTTGAGCTAGATGCAATCGAACAAGCAGTAAGTGGATTACATGATCCACTCTATCGTAGAATCCTCTTCGAAAAATATCTTCAGTGGGACTGTAAGAAAGACGAAACAATCTCAATGGATTTGGCCATTTCAGAAAGCTCATATTACGATATCTTGGATAAGGCTTTAATGGCATTTGCTGAGCTTTACCGGAATGGAGAACAAATTGAAATTTTAGAATAAAAAATGGAGTTTTCTTGGAGTTTTCTTGGAGTAAATTTGGAGTAAGTTCGGAGTAAATATACGATTTAATGTGCTAAAATTATATTATGAAATAATTATAAAGGCAGGCACAACCTGCCTTTTCTTGTAGTTTGGAGGTGATACCATGAAGAAAGTAGAACCCATTCGTGAACCAGATGACATCGATAGAATGAAGAATTATTTGAAATCAAAAAGCGAGCGAAACTACATTCTTTTTTTGGTCGGAATTTATTCAGGGCTACGAGTAAGCGATATTGTCCCTCTTCAAGTAAAGCATGTCAATCAAGATAGAATTGAGGTTAAAGAGAAGAAGACTGGCAAAATAAGAAAATTTGCAGTTAATCCTGAACTACGAAAGGCTTTGGATCGTTATATAAAAGAAAATCATCTTGAGAGTTATGATTATCTTTTTCCTAGTAGAAAGAAAGTTAGAGGTGACGGAGTAAGTATTAAACACATTGGTAGAGTAGCTGTGTATCAATTTTTAAATGATGCAGCTAAACATTCAGGGTTAAAAAACATTGGTACCCATTCGATGAGAAAAACATTTGGTTATCATCATTACAAACAAAATGGGAATATAGCTATTCTAATGCAAATACTTAATCACTCTGCACCAGATATTACCTTAGATTATATCGGATATAACCAAGATGAAATCGATGAAAGTATGCTTACTTTTACGTATTAAAAGTATACTTATTTAACATATTGAGAAAAAGTAAATTGGATAATTCAGAAATGCTTACAAACCATTGTCATAACTGGGTTGAACAATACTCTGTCGAAAGTCACAAAATATAAGATATGTTAAATACAAGAGGGTGTTAAAGGTTAAAAAACTCCCCCCCTACATCATAAAAATTTAACTCCCTACCTCCCAAAAAAGAAAGGCCCCTCCCTAAATGAATACCCCCCATGAAAGACCGGACCGAAGCGGTCCTCATAGAGTTGCTTTTGAAAAGAATAAAAATATTATTCTCAAAACAAGAAATACTTGTGGGATTTGTGGACTACCAGTTGATAAGTCCTTGAGGTACCCACATCCATTAAGTCCAGTCATTGACCACATTATTCCAATCAATCGTAATGGTCATCCATCAGATATTCAAAACTTGCAGTTAGCCCACTGGCAATGTAACAGACAGAAGTCTGATAAGTTATATGCTGACGATAGATCAGCCAATGCTACTGTTGTAGGTAATCGCAATCTACCACAGTCAAGAGATTGGACAAAGTATAGAGCTTGAAGAAACTAAAAAAGAAAAATCATATTATTTTTTAAAAATATCAAAATAATAATGAATGCTTAAATTTTGAAAAAATAACAGATATGTGTGAAGTAAGTCCTAGCTAAAGTATAGGGGGGTATCCCCCTCCCACTAGGCGCTCGAG